AATTGGTCCCAAATTGTTTACAAAGTCAATGACCCTTGATTTGAAGGCTAGAGTTCATTATTATTTATCTTCCGGTTTGCCTTGGACTTTGATGTTGAACATTGTGACGTGTTTGTATATTACAGGTGTTCAGATGGATTATAATGATATAATATTTGGTTTGTATATGGGTGATGATTCATTAGAGCAAATTCATTCCCGATCAAATCCCGAGTCAAACTTGTTAATTCATTTGGGCATAGAAGCAAAGATAAAGTATACATACGGGTCAGCTGAGTTTATACATAAGATTTTTACTGAAGGTAGTGACTCAGTACCACCCGGTATGTACTCTATTGTTACCAGGAATGCCGCGAAGTTTTTGTCTAAGAGGTTTCAGTGCAAGACGAAATTTGACTACACTGAACTAAGAGAATATATGCAAGGTTTTCGTGAAACTCTTAGAAAAGACTTGTCACTCCAGCGTTTTTATCAAACGATGGTAGCAAACATTGTTTATCATGGCCCTGGTTCTGAAGCTTCCATTTCTACAATTATGGAAATTCTTAATATTATTTGCTGTAGCAGTACCACGAGATTAGTGCGGCAGTTGGTTGTGCGTGAACGTTACCATTGTAAATCAATAAGAGAGTTAAATTTTTTGGAATCCCATTGGGGCCTATTTCGAAAATTTTTTACTTGTTTACCTTACAGTCTTGATTATATGTTTAGATCAATTGCTAAAGTTACTGTGCCTCAGCCATCTGAGCGTGTGCTTCCGGGATGTGTTGATAAGAATTCCAAATTGAAGAGAGAACGCAACTACTGTGTTCCTACCTTGTTTGCAGGAATGGGTTTTAGGATTGCGAATGAGGTTTATGATGCTATAAAGTTGCAGCGGGTAGCCGATGAATTAGGGAAAGTTATTGTTCTCTGTGACTTTTATAATCAACATGCTTTTGTTGGTAGGGATTCGGATCCACACTGCGCACCCTTACGATTGACGATCACTGAGGATCATAGTCATGCCACCAACTTGTCGTACGCTGATGATGTTATTGATGATTTGTTGGATGTTAGTGATCTTGCAATCGCAGGTGGTCCAAAGAAAGGTG